CAGTTTGATGCTATAAGTAAACTGCGTTCAGGTGCTGATGCTGGTACTTTTATAGGTTTTGATCCTATAACCAGAACAATGGGAGCAAAACTTATATCTGGCGATCAAACATATAAAAATATGGAACACGGTAATAAAAAACAAATTACCAATACTGTGATAAATCCAAATGGCACATCAAACAAAACGGATAACGATGCCAAACGAACATTAAGTATTAATTCCGAAAGAAGAAAAATAAGTGATTATATAAAAAAGAAAGATCCAACATCAGTTTCAAAGGATGAAAAACAAGAAATGTTTTTACATCAAAGGCAAACAATTCTGACCAATCTTATGCAGAAAAGATTAAAGATTGTTATGCCTGGTAACTTTCAACTCTCTTCAGGATTTAATGTTACCGTTGATGCTTCTGGATTTTCAGCACGAACAAAAGGTGAAGATATAAATGCTGATTTAAGTTTGAGTGGAAAATATATTATAACAGGAACAAGGCATATAATTGGATTTCGTAGTCATGTTACCATAATTGAGGTTGCAACAGATTCGACAAATGATTCTAGAACGCTAGTTAGTTCTTCTAATCAAAAAGAGGCTTTAAAACAATATGACAATTCAATACGAGCAATATAATGAATAAAAATTTTGCTGGCAAAGATGGTTTCATATGGTGGACAGGTGTTGTTGAAGATCGACAAGATCCGTTAAAACTTGGCAGGTGTCGAGTTCGTTGTTTAGGATGGCATAGCACAAATAAATCAGATATGCCAACTAATCGTCTGCCTTGGGCAATGCCTAATATTCCATTGAATATGCCAATAGTGTATGCTCCTAAAGAAGGCGACATGGTATTTGGTTTTTTCATTGATGGAGAAAATGCACAAGAACCTGTTATGCTTGGCGTATTTCCAGGCATACCTTTAAAGGCCGCAAATCCTCAAGACCCATTTAATGATCCTAGAACATCTTCGCAACTTGCTACCGCACCTGTAAAACCTGATGAGTCTGCTAAAAATTATCCACGAAAGTTAGATGAACCCACAACATCACGATTAGCACGTAATGATTCTGATTATCCACCGCCAATTAATGCAGCAAAGAAAACAAAAAAAGCAACCAAAGTAGAACCTGATTCTTACTATGCTGCTAAGTATCCATACAACCATGTATATGAAACCGAATCAGGTCATGCGTTAGAGTTTGATGATACTAAAGATGCGGAACGAATACACCTATATCATCGGTCAGGTTCTTATGTTGAGTATGGCCCATTAGGTGATCGTTCGGAAAGAATACAAAGAAATAAGTTTGAAGTGGTTATTGGTAACGAACAAGTTTACGTTAAAGGTGATGTTACAGTATTCATTGAAGGAAATGCTACCGTAGATGTTCGTAAAAATGTTAAACTGACTGTTGGTGGAAATTTTCAAGCAGACATTACTGGTACATGTAAAGTTACATCTGGAGGTAATATGACACTCAAAGCACCACGTATCGACTTAAACTAATATGCCAGCAGTCTCTCGCAAATCAGGAACAGATTCGATATCCACAGGACATGGATGTGATGCCACAACTGTTACTGATCAAGGTTCTTCTGATGTTATTGTGAATAGCATTGGTGCAGTACGTGCTGGAGATTTGTGTCAAGTACATCTGATTCTTGTTGGAGATTCTTGTGTGCCACATACTGTACCTCTAACTTCATTTTCTGGTTCAGTATTTGTTAATGGAAAAGGTGTTGGAAGACAAGGTGATCAATATTCTGGTCATACTTTGACTTCTGGTTCTGGTAATGTTTTCGCTGGAGGTTGAATAAATAAACGATGTCAACAACAATAACTTCCTCAAATCCAATAATTAATGGCGAAAGAGTCTTTAAAGATTTGGATTTAAATTTTACAGCACATCCTATCAAAAAGGACATTGTAAAACATACTAATGAATATGCGGTAATCAATTCGGTTAAAAATTTAATTTTAACAAATTACTATGAGCGTCCTTTTAGACCAGAAATAGGCAGTGGAATAAGTAACCTATTATTTGAAAATGTTGATCCTCTGATTTCTTCACGATTAGAACGTGCTATTGAAGAAACAATTTTAAACTATGAACCTAGAGTTTCATTGAGTCTTGTTAATGCAACCGCGTATCCTGATGAAAACAGATATAGTGTAACACTGACATTTTTCATTATCAATAATCCAAACCCAATTACAATTGATTTTTTCCTAGAAAGAATTAGATAAAAATGGCAGATCGTTTAAGAATTACCGAACTTGATTTTGATACAATCAAAGAAAATTTAAAAGCATTTTTAAATCAACAGTCTGAATTTACCGATTATGATTTTGAGGGTTCTGGTTTAAATATACTGTTGGACATACTTGCCTATAACACACATTATAATGCATACTATTTAAATATGGTTGCTAATGAATCATTTTTGGATACTGCACTGCTTCGTGATTCGGTTATTTCTCATGCTAAAGTTTTAGGGTATGTTCCTTATTCTTCTAAAGCACCTCGTGCAAATATTAATTTTACTGTATCAACAACCAACAGCACTCCTGCAACATTAACTATACCAAAAGGATTTACTTTTTTATCCGATGACATTGATGGTATAAGTTATAATTTTGTGACGTTGCAGGAAACTATTGTAACAAAATCAAATACAAGTTTTTCTTTTTTAAATTTGCCAATCCATGAAGGCCAATTAGTGTCCTATGCATATGCTCATGATCAGGCAACAAATCCAAAACAGTTATTTACTATACCTGATGCCGATGTAGATACTTCTACTTTAACGGTAAGAGTCAGTCCTTCTGTAGCAAATACAGACTTCACTACATTCACTCTTGCCACAGATGCATCGGAAGCAACTACAACTTCTGCCGTTTTCTACTTACAGGAAAATAAGGCACAAAGTTATCAAATATATTTTGGCGATGATATAATAGGTAGAAGTATTTCAGATGGTTCTATCGTATCAATAAGTTACCTTGTAACCAATGGTGATGCTGCCAACAAAGCAAATAATTTTGTTGCAACTGCTACACTTTCGGACTCACTAGGTAATAATTTAACAGACTTTACAATTGATCCAATTGGTGAAGCGGCAGGTGGTGCTGAACGTGAAAGTGTAGACAATATTAAATTTTCCGCACCACTTCAATTCACAACTCAAAATCGTTTGGTAACATTTAAAGACTATGAGTCATACATTCAAAAGAGTTATCCATCGGTTGATTCCGTTTCTGTGTGGGGCGGTGAAGATGAAGTACCGCCAACATATGGTCAAGTTTATGTTGCATTAAAACCTAAAGCAAATTATTACTTATCGGATACCGAGAAGCAAAGAATTATTGATGAGATCATTACACCAAAAGCGGTTGTTACAGTAAAAACTGTAATTCGTGATCCAGAATTTTTGTATTTATTGATTTCTACTGCGGTTTCTTATGATCAAAATAAAACCACTCTAACACCCGAACAAGTTAAAACAGGAATTAAAAATTCTATCTTATCATATAGTTCAACGTATTTAAATAAGTTTGATTCAAAATTAGTTATATCAAGACTGCAAGATGCAATTGATGCTACGGACCGCAACTCAATCGTTGGTTCAAAGATAAGTGTTCGTGTTCAAAAAAGATTTGAACCTATAGTGAATCAATCCAAACCTTATTTTATTAACTTTAACACACCTGTCCGTCGTGGCACAATCAACAATAGACTAGCATCAACGTTTTTTATTGTTGAAGATAGTGAAGGAATTAACCGCGAAGTTCAATTTGATGAGATTCCACAATCATTTAGTGGTGTTTCTTCAATCGGTGTAATGAATCCAGGTAAAGATTATACAAGTTCACCTACTATAACAATTTCTGGTGATGGTGTTGGCGCAACTGCTTCCGCAACTATAGTTAATGGCGCAATTGAAAGCATTCAGATTGTCAATCGTGGTATTGATTACACACGTGCCACAGTTACTATTACCGGCGGCGGTGGATATGGTGCAACAGCAGAAGCAATTCTTGATGGTAGAACAGGACAAATACGTACAGTATATTATGATGTTAATTCTCAACGTCAAATTGTTGATGAGAATGCTGGAACAATAGACTATGATTCTGG